AAAACTTATACGGCCATCGCCACCTTGATAGGGTTTGCCAGGATGGAAAAGTATGTCACCGTAGACATAACCGCGGAAGTCTGCAGGAGTTGCTTTTTCAAATACAGGCCATAGTGCAGCCATGTCTCCAGCAAACTTGGCACGCCATTCTTCACCCTTGCCTCTGCTGTTGATAAACCCAGCAAGTTCTTCTGGACTAGAGCTTTTGCCTTCTTCACGACCCCAATTGTTTTTACCTACCAAGCGAAATGTACCGTCATCATCTCGGCCCCAATACACAGTAGGATTGCCGTCCCACTTGATTGTGATGCTGGTTTCTGGGCTGGCTAGATCTTTTAGAACTGCAATAGCACGAACAGCACCATCGGCTTCTGTAAACACTAGATCTTCTAGGTGGTTGAATTCTCTGCCTACCTTCTTAGGAGCAGGTGCTTCGTCTTCGGTTAAAAATTCCCAGAATCTCATTTTACAATATCTATTAGTTGTCGCATCCAACCAATGGTACCCGGTTGATAGCTTTCTACTTGATTGGCTTTGGGTAGTTCGATGCCCTGTTTGCCCAGTGTTTCACGGGCACCAGCAATCAATTCTTCATAGTTAGGTAGTTTTTTAATGTAGTTAAGTATGGCATCAACTGATTTGATGTCTTTAACTGTGGCGGTTTGTCCTAACAGTTCTTTGGCAATTTGATTCCAATCGTTGCCGTTAGGCAGCAGTTCGTCTGTTTGCGGATTCAATATCCCATGCTTGGGACTGTACTTCATGCCCTTAGCACGGGCAATTGAGCTTAACACAATATGACGATGCTCGCCACGATAATTACCACTGCCGCCAATCATTGATCCCTGTTGGAACTTGGGATTGGCTGAAAACATAAAGTCTGCTTGTACAAATCCGTTAGCAGGATCGCCTTTGATAGGCGTTTTCCAATGCACATTGTCACCACTGAGTTTGATATTTTCTTTGCCAAAGTGTGCAATAAGTTTAGCCGCAAATTCTTTTTTATCTACTTCGTTGGCATCTACGGAAAGATCTAGGTCTCCTGAGCTGTTGCGCTCAAAAGTTCCATCTTCGTGTGACTTACGACCCGTAGTACCCAACCACTTAACTGGTTTCTTGTCGTCTAGATCTTTTTCTTTGGTAAAATCTAGTCCTGTAATCTTTTCAATATAGGCCACTGTTTCTTCAACATCTGCCGTAGCGATACGCTGTGTCAATGGCTGCTTGTCTGCGCCTTTGAATACATTGCCGCCTTCAAATAACTTAGTTGTCATTGCTTTCATCTAGTTTTCTTCGTTGTTTACGTGATTCTGCAATTCTACGCACACCACGGGTAAATTTACTAGGATCTTGTCCTTTGATAGCATTAATTAGCCTACGCTCAAGCTCATCAGCTGATTCAGCGTCATAGTGCTTGTGGATGCTTTCCAGCAGATTAATTGCAGAATTGATGATGTTAGTGGCACGACTTTCAATTAGACTGTCGGTGCTACGTACATCAGCAATACTATTAAGTTCCTGCAGAATTGATCTGGTGCGAAGTTTCATAAACTGTTTCCTATTACGTATTTAACTCAATCGAGTTATAGTATAACTAAACACTAAATGGTTGTCAAGTTCTTGCTTTTTGTGCGGTCGCAGCATACAATAACTAAATACTCAGTAGAAACCATGAGTGACTACAAACATACAGAGGAATCACAAAATGAAATACCTATCAGAAAAGATGCAGTCTATCCTAGAACGTTTGAGTGAAATGTTTCCAGGTAGCGGTTATCAATCAAGTCTAGATGCTTATCTAGCAGACAAAGGCATTACCGATGCCGCACAGTTGGAAAACTATATCCGTCAATACAACTACAAAAAGGAACAATATCTATGAAAAAAATCATTAACTCAATCTGGTCATTACTAGAAGCGTTTGGCCAAGCCCGTGCTGCCGCAAGTCTAGCCCGTCAAGGTAAAATTGCTGAAGCTAAAGCTGTATACGGTGCCTAACATGAACTATTTAGATTCATTATGGATGTTGTTGCGTTGGGCCAGAAATGGTTGGGAAGTGCATCCTATTGTAACTGACGAATTTCACGGCTGGATCTAGGCCGATAAATACTGGCATGAACTTGGTGTATATTCACGGAGCTAATGCCACTAGCGAAAGCTTCAATTATATTAGAAGTAAATTAGGCAACGGAGTAGATATCAACTACGACAGTCGCAATGGGTTTGAGAATAACCTAAAAGACATGCAGTCAGAATTGAGCAATTGCACTGACATAGTGTTTATTGCTCATAGTCTGGGCGGTATTTACAGTTTGCATTTAGCCAACTCAATGCCCGATGCCGTTAAAGGTGCTGTGACCCTAAGCACACCCTATGGTGGTGCTGAAGTTGCTGACTATGCTCAATACTTTTTACCATTCAGCAGACTGATGCGTGATATCGGTCCTAGTTCGTGGGTAATGAAACAGGCCAGCCGTATTAAAATACAGCATCCTTGGACCAACATTGTAACAGTAAAAGGACACAGTCCTTTCATGCATGAGCCCAACGACGGCGTGGTAACCATTGCCAGTCAACGGCATCATGAGGATATGGAATTATTAGAAGTAGACTACAACCACTACGAAGTAGTGCTCAGTGACCAAGTGGTTGGACTTGTCAAGGAACGAGTAAAAAAGTTCCGGAAATAAGTTGCTTTTCAGTCACTGAGCATATATAATAAGTTAACAGCGAAAAAGAAGTAGTTGTTAATTTACAGACATTACACACAGGAGATTATTATGTCACAATTCGAAACACCAAAGCTACCAGAAGTTAAATTCAACAAGAACGGCTACGAAATCCGCACAGACATCTTGGGCATGGCCAAGAGCCTAGTACAAGACGACTTCCACGCCAAATTCCAAGGCTGGGAAATGACTGCCACTCGTGATGAGAAGACTGGTCAAATCGTTAGCAAGGTTGAAATGCCACAGTTTCCAGGACTTGACAAAGTTCTAGAGACAGCTGAAAAAATGTACTCATTTGTAAACAGCGGCGTAAAGAAGTAAATAGTAGTTTATAAAGTTTATTAGCCGCATAGCGGTATACATACATTATAGTAGAAAATGAAAAAGGACCTTCGGGTCCTTTTTCTATTATGCTCTCAGCTTGGCCAGTCCTACCAGTCTAAACAGGCTCAGCCACATCCATCCTATATCAAATTCAAACCAGCGGCGACTCAGTTTAGGATCCGCCGGATCCAAGTGGTGATTGTTGTGAAGCTCTTCGCCACCAATAAGTATGCCAATGTTGACAATGTTACGACTCCCATCCCTTGTAGTACCGTTCCTATATCCATACCAATGTCCTATTCCGTTAATAACTCCTGCCGCCCAAAGCGGTATCCATATCATTTGCACACCCCACACTAACAGTCCCCACGGCCCAAAGAACACGAGATCTATGATCAGCATTAAAAGAATGCCCAAGCGACTGTGTGCGGAGTATAAGTTACGCTCAATCCAATCATCCGGAGTACCTGCTCCGTACTGTTGAACCATTGCAGAATCTTTGCCGGCAGCATGATACAGCAGCCAACCCTTAAAGAACACTCGCTTGATACCAAATACATGCGGGCTATGTGGATCACCTTCAACATCGCTGAATCTGTGATGTTTACGATGTATGGCTACCCATTGCTTGGTAACCATGCCTGTTGTAAGCCACAACCAAAAACGCATGAAGTGAGATAAAATTGGGTGAAATTCAATTCCTCTGTGTGCTTGTCCTCTATGTAGGAATAGAGTAACACAAATTATGGTTATGTGTGTCATAACCAAAGTTGCAAAAAATATAGTCATATCTTACTTAGCCCATTGACATATGGGTTAAAGTATGCTATAATTGCTGTATGAAAAACAAACTTATACTCACAGACGCAGATGGTGTTCTACTAGATTGGGAATGGGCATTCTCAGTTTGGATGCAAGAACGTGGTTATACACTGACAGCAGATAATAAGAAAAGCTATTATCTACATCATCACTATAACGAGCTAGAAGAAAAGGATGCCAAGAAGGTAGTCAAGACTTTTAACGAATCTGCAGCCATTGGTTTTCTTCCTGCGCTTCGTGACAGTGTTTATTATGTTAAACTTCTACACGAAATGCATGGATATCAATTCCGTGTAATTACTAGTTTGAGTTTGGATAAAAATGCACAGAAACTTCGTGGTAAGAATCTGCGTAAGTTGTTTGGCAATGCCATTGAAAGTGTTATTTGTTTGGACACTGGTGCAGATAAAGATTTGGCATTGGAGCCATACCGTGATAGCGGACTTTGGTGGATTGAAGACAAGCCGCAGAATGCAGATGTTGGCCACACTCTAGGATTGCGTAGTATTCTTGTAGAACACGGACATAATATGCATCATCTTTGCAACTATCCTGTTGCAAAGAACTGGAAAGAAATCTACGAACTTATTTTAGGTCAATAAAAAAGAGCCCTGTTGGACTCTTAGTACTGGTTACGAGCTCCAGCGACACCCTATCTTGTGCCCGATTTAAAAATGCTTCCGAAAAAATTACGGAAACTGTTTATTACTTCCCCAATAGGCTATCAACCTTTGCTTCAGCAACATTTAGACGTGCTTCGATAACATCTAATGCTGGATCTGCTGGAACTGCAACTGCTTCAACAATTTGTTGAACTACTTCTGGAGCAACTTCTTCGCCAGTAACTATTGCGATAACTTCAGCAACTGCATCAGCGGCTTGCTGTGCTACTTCTGGAGCTGGAGCTGGCATATCAGTGACTGCGGCCATAATAGCCTCTGTGATTGCTACAGAGTCAACAACTACTTCTGGCTCGGCTGTAACAACTGCCATTACTGCGGCTGAAACAATATCAGCAACTTCTGAGTGCTCAACTGGCTCTGCTTCGAACTGTGCTGTAACAACGTCAGCGACAATGTCAGCGGCTTCTGCATGGTCAGCACTTGGAGAAAGTGCAACTACATCTTCAACTTCTACTGGTGCTTCGTCGGCTGGTGCAGAAATGATAGCATCAATGTGCTCTTGTGTTTTTTCAGCAATTAAATAGTCGATTTGTGATTCAACTACGGAAAGTCTCGAGTCTAGTTCTTCAATGCTTGTGGCATTGTCTGTATTAACTGATGTTCCAGTTAGTGTGGCTAATTTGGCTTCAACAGCTACTAATCTTGTGGCTAGGTCTTCTAATCTCATGTGTCGCTCCTTAAGGGTTTATGAGTGTGTACCGGTATAGTACACTATTATTTAAGAAAAAACCGATTACAAAGATTTTACAGATACAAGATTATCTCTAAATATTTCCCAGGCACGTTCCCAAGTCCAACGAGCACTACCTTCCCATACTTTGCGTCGGTCTAACATTAGTGCATCTCTGACAGCTTGTTTTAGATCATCATTCAAACAGCCTGTAATGCCTTCGTCAACTACATCCAATGGACCTTGTACAGGATAGGCTGCAACTGGAGTTCCGCAGGCCATAGCTTCAATCATGACGATGCCAAATGTTTCCCACTGACTTGGGAACACAAACACATCAGCGTTGGCATAATATTCTGCTAGACTATTACCTGTTTTAAATCCTGTAAAGATAACATCTGGATATTTCTTCTTGTAAATTTCTAACATAGGCCCATCACCTACCATAATCTTAGTAGCACCTGGATAGTCTAGTTCAAAAAACTTTTCTAGATTCTTTTCTTTGCTGACCCGACTGACACATAATAATATAGGCTTACCTGCAACTGTTTCAGCCCTGTGAGCAGGATGGAATATATCTCGGTCAACGCCGCGAGTCCAACTAATAAGCTCTCCATCAAACCCGTGTGACCGTAATTCTTCTACCATACTGTCTGTAGTGGTCAACACTTTGCCGCTATGCTTGTGGAACCAACGAACTAAAGGCCAAGTAAGACTTTCAGGGATACCAAATAGTTTTCTAATTCCTTCTGGAAATTTAGTATGATAAGCAGTATTGTACCTATAATTATGTTTGTCAAGATATTGTCTAACACACAGACCAACAGGACCCTCTGTGGCGATGTGGATATGATCCGGATTGATCTCCTCAAGTATCTGGCCCACTTTCCAGGGAAGGGCAATCTTGACTTCGTTGTAGCCAGGGCAATCAACATAGCGGAACCTCCCGGGATCAAGATATACAACACGATAGTTGTCCCGAACCGCACACGCCTCAATATTTTTGTAGGTCGTAACCACGCCATTGATCTGCTCCGGTAAATTATCTGTAACGATTAGGATTGTTTTTTGCATTCACTTACTACCTTAAAACTATCAAATTTTAACCAACTGGTCATTGTCGACCGTGCTCGCTCGCACTCCTGGTGGGTAGGAAATTCTATCATTACCTTTCCTGGAATGTCTTTTGGATTGTTTAGATGAACTGCCAGTATTATCAGCACCCACATTGTCCTTCTCCTTGGTCCAAGTTACAATTTCCCAACGACCGTCGTGATGCTCTACAAGTGCTGTACAACTTTCAACCCAGTCGCCATCGTTCATGTACACAATGCCATCTATCTCTTTGATTTCGGCGTGATGTATGTGTCCACATATGACTCCGTCAAACCCGCGTTTCTTACAGTATGCGGCAAGATTACGTTCAAAATGAAATATAAAGTCTACTGCTTTTTTGACCCGGCTTTTGAGATATTGACTTAATGACCAATAGCCGAATCCCATTTTATGTCTCAGCCAATTAAACTTGCTGTTAAGGGCCAGTATAACATCATAGGCTTTGTCGCCTAGGAAAGCAATCCAAGGTGCTAATCTAGTGATGCCATCGAATAGGTCACCGTGTGTGACTAGATAGTGCTTGCCGTCTGCACCTATGTGTTCGAATTGATTTACAATTTCCACATTACCAAAGTTAATGCCATAGGGCATCAAAGGTCTTAGGAATTCATCATGATTGCCTGCTACATAGATTACTCGTGTGCCACGTTTAGCATGTCCAAGTATACGTCTTACAACGTTGGTATGTGATTGCTTCCAACGCCATTTGTTTTGTTGTATACGCCATACGTCTAAAATGTCCCCTACCATGTAGAGTGTTTCGCAGGTGTTGTGTTTGAGAAAGTTGTTTAACTTATCCGCTTGGCTATCGCGTGTGCCTAAATGTACATCAGAGATAAAAATAGAGCGATAAGTTTTTAGCATAGCTAATATTTACCGCTCTTGAGTGTGTGTAATATTACAGTTGTGTTAAATCTGTACCAAGGTCCATTTTGTTGTAAATGGTTTGCCTTCGGCCTTGTGTTTCAGTATCTTAGCGAACTCTTTTTTACGTAGTTCGGAAACCGTTTCTGTATCATGGTCGACGCAAGCCCTGTACAGTTTAGCTACTAGCTTTTTCTGTTTCATGGTTGTGTCCTCCTGTAGTTTATTTATAAACTAATTCGTCAACAAAGTCAAGTAAAAGTTTGTGGTGAGTACCATTATGATACAGACCCTGCATCCATGAATAGCCTTCATACCAATGCGGTTGGCTTTCTGGATGACAGCCCATTATGCCTACATTGCCCTGTATTAGAGCCATCGGGTCACCGTTGGGATATAGACTCCATATTTTGGCTGTATCTATGCCTGAGCCTACTAGGGCACAACCATCATAGAAAAACATGTTCTCTTCTTCGCCTTTCCATAACACTCGTTGATTCTTAGCATGTGGCCTGCGGGTGTCCGAACCTGGGCGAGTGATGTATTGTTCTGCACGAATGTCTTTGAGTAGATCAAGATAGAGTGGTTCAGCCCAGTAGGCTCCCATACAGATACCTAGATACTTGCCACCACCACGAACAAACTGTTTGACAGCTTCTCCGTTCTCACTGAACAGATAATCAAAACTGGCCGCATCGCCTATGCCACCTGGGACGGCAACACAGTCTACATCGTCAAAGAAATCCCGCTCAACTTCGTGGCGGGTAAAGATTTTAAAACTGTAATGTGAGCTTAGAGCATTCATAATCCCATTGCCGCTTTGCACACTGCATTTGGGTTGATGTAAAAATAACGCAATCTTTTTCATCACAGCTCTTTATAATAATGCTCACTTTCGAAAGTTTTGGGCACGACTCCTACTCCTTCCGGGCCAGCAGCCGGCCCACACATAAACCACAAGGGTCCTAAGGTAGTGTGTTCTTATTCGGCCCGTCCGCACTTGGCACGTTTAGCATTTGTTAACGCACCGTAGTCTACTGGCCATTCTTGTCCTGGGGCTAGTTCTTTAGCGTTCTTTGGAAACTTAAAATCAACACCTGATATCTTTTCAATTTCAGCAATAGGTTTGCGGAAAA